TAAATGTATCAATGCACCAATTCCAATTCCTAATCCAAAAATCAAATTTATATAAATCCCTAAACATGAAAATAACAATAATCCGATAATTGAATGAGTGTATTTTCTATGAGCATTTTTTCCAAGTAGCAACCATAAAGGAAACAACTTTCCTATATAGCTCTTTTTCGTGTCACAATCTAAAATAATACTTCCTAATAATATTCCTGCCATTAATAGTATTGATGTTACCTTGCCCAATATAATTAAAGCAATACCCCAAAACAGATGAAGCTTAATATTGAAAATAACCACCCTCTATTTTAAAATAAACAATATTTTTAAAAATATACGAGGAAACATTTTACAACATGTTGCATAGAATATAGTAGGAGATATTTTATAAGAGGTTGTAATGGAAAAAGAATTAGAACGGTATCTTGATAAAATAAGAGGAATACCCCCGGACATTGAAAGTAAATTCTCTGGATACTGGAAGGAACCAAAGACTGAAAGCGAAGTAGATAGATACATGAATAAAGGTGTATGGAAATGAAGGCCGATGGAATGCTTCTTGCTTCACTTGGTACAATGGCAAAGGTTATGGATGGCTTTGCAGGAATCAATATACCGTGGTACACATACAGCGGATTAATAGGAGCCGGAGTTTTAGCAACTACATATTCAATCTTTAGCACAGAGGACCAATTTGAAAAACTTTTTAAGTCAATGAAGTTAATGAACGCAGCCGGAGAGGTTCCTAAAAGGCTATCCAAAACAAAAACTGAATATGGATATGATTACATATTCTCACTGCCTGATGGTCTTAATATTACACATTTTACTGAACGTAAGCTATCTATTGAACAGTCATTAAATGCCAAAGTAAAGTTTGAATATGACGATAAAAAAATGATCATGCACTATACACCGAACATTTTAACAGATTTTTATCCATTCTTCCCTATACCTACATCACACCCATGTGAATTCAATTTAGGCCATACCGCGGAAGGATTAAAAAATATATTGCTTGACCGTCATATGTTAATTGCAGGAACTTCCGGCTTTGGAAAGTCAACATTAGAACTAGGAATTATAGTACAGTTTATTAGAAATAACACACCTGACACTATGATACTAAATTTAACCGATTTTAAACGCTGTGAGCTAGGTATATTCAAAGATAGCAACATGGTACATTCCTTTTGTTATACCGAGAAGGAATTAGAAAAGTTACTGATTAAATTAGGCAAGGAATCAGAACGAAGGTATGAATTATTCGATAGTTTAAAAGTTAAGGACATAGCAACATATAACGCTAATTTCACACCTAAACTAAAATACATAGTCAATTTTTATGATGAAATATCACAATTAGAAGGTAATGACCGTATACTAACACACTTTCAGAAGAGGTTAGCAATAGACCGAGGAGCCGGAATTTATCATATACTGTGTACTCAAAGACCATCAGCCGATTTATTGCCCGGTCGTATTAAGGCAAATTTAGATATACGAATTGCATTCAGATGTGTAGATTCAACTAACTCATGGATAGTTTTAGACCAAAAGGAAACAGCCGAATATTTAACCATTAAAGGAAGAGGATTATTAAAATATGGAGGTGAATTAGAGGAATTTCAAGCAATGTATATAAAGGAGGATCAAGCAATAGAACTTACGAAACATACATTTATTGATAAACAAAGGAGGGAGACAGATGTTGACGGAAAAAGACAAAATGATAATTAAGTATCTTAAAGAACACGGAGAAACAGAGTTTAAGATATTACATAAAGAGTTTTACAATCATGCTACACCCCAATATTGTAGGGTAATGTTGGCTAGGCTTATAAAGTGGGATTTAGTGAAAGTAAAAAAATGCAAGTATGATTCAAGAATTAATATTTATTATGTGGAGGGTTTATGAGAGAACAAATTAAACTGATATTTGATAGTAAAGATATGGATGATTGCAACCAAGCGTTAGTCAGAATGGGAGAATTACAAAAGAAAAAGTATAATATTGTAGATGTAGAAATAAGTGAAAACACAAACGAATATTATTTAGAGGTAAAGGCCGGAGATTAATCCGGCCCTTTTCATTTTATATCTATATTTTAATTTTTTTATGTTTTTAATTCATAGTTATCAATATATATGTTTTTGGTAACTATTTCATTTCCTTTAATTGTTGTTCCGCTTATTATAAAATCATCTTTATTTTCTTTTAGTTCAATGCAACCACCCGAAATTGATGTAATATTGTATTCCTTAAAAAGTTCTCTCAATTTTATTAAGAATTCCATATTAAAACCACCAGTGCAAGATTTTATTTCATTCATGTAATCTATTCCTTTCTTTTAATTCTTTCACTTCTTCCTCTAATTTAGATATCCTGTTTTGTATTAAAATATCATTTTCTATTAGCTTTGTAATATACTCGCCCTTTTTTCTGCCAAGTGATTCAAGCTTTGTTATAACCGCATCACTATGAATAGTTATTGTAAATATTTGCATCGTTACACCTCCATGTTTATTATATCACTTATCCTTATATTAATCAATATTATTCTCATATTAATTGTGATTTATCCTTGACTAAATATAAAATAGTGTGATATACTATTATTAGTGAAAAATAATTAAGAAATGCGTAGTAATTGAAAGGAGGTAAAGCCTTGATTAGTTGTGAATTATGTGTATTTTTTCTTTCGACAAGCATAGTTGCTCCTTGTGATAAATGTGTAGGGTATAGTAGGTATCAAAGGGGATACAGCGAAAGCGAAATAGAAGAAGAATACAATAACACTGAAATTGAAGCGTTGGGAAAAGATAATTAATTACGTGATTTAAGTATGTCAAGTAATAGAAGTATAGAAAGGAGTGAGGATAATGAAAATAAGCTATTTAAAGGATGAAAATAAAATAACTATTGATGGGACAGATTGTTTAGTTTTTAAAAAAGTTAATTTAGGAGCATTTGAAATAGAAAATGACGATAAACAAAAAACATTATCAATTATTGTATCGAACTGGAATATCACCAATGTAAATGCTTTTAAAGGTGTGAATAAGTTTATTTCAAAAATACAAAATTTAATTACTTTGTGGAAGTTTATGAAAAATACATATGACAATAAATCCACCTCTTGTGCTAATTATAATGGAAATAAAATAGATACTGCTAATTATTTTGAAAAAAATAAAGGCTGAGCATTACACCCAGCCTTTTACTCTTACTAGAAATTTTCGGCATCAGTAGGGTTATTTAGAAATCCAAATAATACAAATAGCTGTAACACTCCGGCTACTACATCTCCTATCATGCCAGTGTCTATACCGTATTTCTGCCATACTCCTGTCAATTGACCTATTGAAATTATCTGCGCTACCACTGAACTCCAAAATACTGGACTTTTCCATCTTGATTGTTTCATAATAATCATCCTTTCAATATTTCTCTTATTTTATTTAATTTACTTTCATCGGCTTCATATAAGGTTTTATAGTCAAGCTCAGTAGATGGCATCTCTAAATTAAAGTATTTATAGATCCCTTTAGCAATTGTCTGTGCAATAAGTTTTATATTGGCATGTATCCATTTTGCCTGTTCGCTCTGATCGTGGAATGATACTTCAAGTAAAAATGCTACGGCATTGGTTACCTTTAATTCATATAATCCAGTACGTTGGGTAAAACTCATATCACTCCACGGTGTTAATGAACACATTTCATCATATATAGGCTTACCAAATGCTTTGCCTGTTTCACTGTAATAAAATCCACTTACACCGGAACCTTTATATCCACCATCACTATGTAAAGATAAATGGTATCCTGCACCACCGTTATTATTAATAAATTCATTTGATAGGTCTACAAGCTTATATAAGTTGTCTGTATCCCCTCCGGTCAACTTGGGGATATTGTATAGGTTAAACCTGTTATCTTGGCTCAAAATGTCAAATAGAGCGTCTGCAATTAATCCCATATGATCCTGTTCTGTGTCACCTTCTGCGCATCTATTCCCAGGCTGCTGACTTCTTGATATTACTAAATTAATCATTCTTTCACCTCATTTTTCTCAATAAAAATAAAAGCCTAAGCTGTTTATAATAAGTTTTTAGATTAATTGGTTTAGTAGAAACATTCCGAGAGATACTACTGCTGCTGCTAATGTTGGTATTAGCCACCATATCATTTTACTTTGACCTTCCTCTACTTTTTTGAATCCTGCTGCAATTTGTGTTTTAATCTCTGTGATATCACCTTTTACCGAAGTAATATCACTTTTAGCAACCGCTACATCAATTTTGAGTTGCTCAATCTCTTTTTGTCTTGAGCAGATACAGTCTGACATATCTACACCCCTTTGTTGTAAAATAAAAGAGAGCCTTTCGGCTCCCTCTTCTACTTGATGTTTATTTTTGAGTTTTCGAGTAGTAGTTAAAATACTGCTCCTTTGATTTTGAATATGCTGATTGGAATGAATTTATTCCCTTTTCTTGCATACTTTGATAATCATTAAAGTAATTCATCGTGGTATTATAATCTCCACCATTGCCGTAGTTTAATAAAGCTGAATATGCTTTATTGAAATAGACAATTCCCTCAGAGTAGTCTTTTAATATTCCTTTGTATTCGTCCTGAGTATAAGTTTTAACCAAGCTATTATATTGGTCTTGTACTGTCTTTAAATGGGATTCCATAGTTTTTAAATAACTTAAATCTTTGTTATTAATTCCATCAGAGACAACACTAAAGTCGATGAATAGAATATTTGACCAATTCCAAAAATCAGCTAAGTCAGTGTAGTTAAACATTTGTGTAGCATATTCTTTTGTTAGATTTTTTATTATTACTGTGTTATTTTTATAGTCTACTTCTGCACCCAAGTTTTCAGCCACAAACCTAACAGGAACGAAAGTTCTTTCCTGCGCTATAAAAGGCTCAGTATCAGTTTTGATTTCTTTACCATCTATAAGTATTTTTATATTGTTGTATGCTGCTTCTATTGTTCTATTTTCTGCCAAAACTACTGTTGATGTTGCTATCATCATGCCAATAAGGATACCAATAATAAGTTTTTTCATAATTCCTCCTAAATAGTATAATTTACCATAAGGTTATAATAAATTTTGCAATTTTGCAATATTATTTATTATTGGCATATTTAGCAATATCTATAATCTGTTTTCTTAACTGCCGCATTTTTTCTTCTTTGTTAGCGTCATTACCTTGTTGTATAGCTCTTATTTGTTTGTTTAGATCAGTAATCTTATCACTGGCCTTTGCGAAGTTGTTCCTTTGTATTTCTTCAGGAGTAATTAATTTAGATGGTAATTTTTGTGTAAAGTTTTTATCAGCTGCAGCTGTTTTAAGTTTATCGTAATTATCGTAAAAATCTGTAATAACTTGGTTACTATATACTGGATCAGATGTAAACTGATTTGTTATAGTTTTAGTTATGTCCCCTCCTTTTGTTGTAGCCGGAAGTCCTAGTTGACCAATAACACCTGTGTATGAGCGTATAATATAGTCAATTTGTTTAGGTGATAAATCAGCCATATCCCCTATTTTCTTGGCTATTTCACTTGTTTTTTCGTCATACTGATACCTTGGTGATAGATCTTGCATACTTTGTGGTACAATGGTTCTTCCGGCAAAGTCCTTATTGCTTTTTAATCCTTGATATGCACTTAAAATATTATCCTCTATCGGATTTGCAGGAGAAAAATTTGTTGCAACCGTACCGTCTTTACCGCCAAAGCCTTTCCATGCTTCACTGTCTCCCCTTGCCTGTCTGCCTATCCTTTCAAACAAAGAACCAAACAATACACCTAATTCTCTTGATTTTGGTATTTTTATAAAGGTTTCACCATTAGGAATCAAGAAATAATTGTCTTTTGTTCTGTTGTCTAAGTCCTGATAGCTTGGATTGTCTTTATTGATATAATCAAAAAAGGCTGTAGGGACAGTTATTGCAATACCGCCCTTTATAAGTGTTGCAAGTGCTTGTTTGGGGTTTCTTGGATCTAAACTTCTAGCAAGTTTATCGAGTCCTTGAATTCCGGCATTTAAGTATGGAATAAATGAATCAGCCGATTTTGTAATATCTCCACCTCTTGAAAAGTTTGTTGTTACATCATTAGCACCAAACAACGCTTTATTAGCATCGCCTGTTTCTTTTAATATCCTTTTAAACTCTGCAAGTCTTGGAGTAGATTCTGTTAAATTGTTAAATAGTTCTATGCCATCGCCTATTTTACCAATTATACCTTTACCTTTTATTAACTGATCCGCGGATTTTGCTATATCATTTGCTTTGAAAAAGTTAGCACCTCCACCACCTATTGCACGATATTGTTTAGTTGTGGCTGAATTAGTTACTAAATCTTTTCCAGCACTTAATAAGTCTTTACCAAATTTTAAAGGGTTCTTTTCGTTTCCATATACATAGGCCGTAGGAATATCTCTTGCTATGTTTCTTAATGCAAATAGAGGGTTCTTTTGAGTAATTAAACTTTTAAATATTCCGGTAACTTTTTTAGCTGCTTTTTCTATATCTCCAGGAGATGAAGAATATAAACCTTTCATTGATTCCAATAATGACATATCATTTATTTTTAAGTATATTGGTTTGCCTTGTACCATAACAGTTACTACATTATCACTATTAGAAAATATTCCTTCATTCCCCGGGATTACTTCTGCAAACTGTTTCATTTTATTAGGTGATTTCATAACAGTATCAAGTAAGCTTTGACCAACCTCATTATATTTTGCTGTACGTACGGTTTTATTGACTTGATTCATAATATTTTCTAAAGGATTTATAATATCTCTATCTGAACCCTTAGCCTTTTTGATTGGGGAAGATTGATCCACAAATCCACGCTTACCAAAGTTAACTACATCTTTTTCTATTTCATCAAAGGCTCTTTGTGTTGGAATATAGTCAGGATACATTGTTTTAAGGTCTTGCATGAGTTCATCAGATACTAAACCTGTTTTATTCCCCCATTCTTCCATAAACTTATCCATGAAGTTTCGTACTTCTTTAGATGGCTTCTGAAATTGCGGAAATTGCTTTTCATACTCTGCAACTTTTTGTGCAGACATTTCCGGGGTGTACTCAAGAAATACATTCTTCTCTTGTGCCGCTCTATTGATATTGTGTTTATGCAACATATAATCCCAAAACTTTGTTTCTTGACCTTTTGGAATATCTTTAGCAACATCTTTCAAAGACTTACCTATTGTCTTACCAGATTTAGTTGCAAGTCCTTCTTGTAAGATATAATCAACTGTACCACCAACATTTTTTGAGTTTGTAGCCAACGTATAAGTTTCGCCACCAACTTTTTTGATAGGTGAATTAGTATCAACAATCCTACGATATGCAGTGCTAAATATATCATTTACACTCTTTTTACTTTGGCTTGAAACTATTTTCGAAGTTGTGTCCGGTAGAGGATTTAGTGGATTTCTTTTTGGTAAGCTTACATTAGTAGAAAATTTGAGAGGTTCAATAGCTTCATTCATTGTTGCTGCCGATTCATCTAAAGAGGTTTTTAGCGGACTTTCTACCTTATTATAAGTGTTTATATTATCTATCTGTTTCAATGGTTCTATAGGTGTTTTTGGAGCATCTGCAGTAGGTCTTTTTAATATTTTAGGTAATAACTTACTTCCTGCCTTGCCTAATCCATATAAAGCTGTATCTCCTGCTGCTCCAAGAATAAAACCTCTGCCCGCTCTGCCCGCTAATTCTTTTGCGTTATCTCCTTCCATTAACCCCTGTATTACATCAATAGGTGCTCCGGCAATACCACCTTCTATAATTCTCTTACTTAATCCTTCACCAAAGCCTTTAGTGATTACATTAGTTATAGGTTTTGTAGCTTTTAAAGATAAAGCGCCAGGAGAAATATATCCTCCTACTTTACCTATATTAGTTGTAATAGGATTTGTTTCTTCGGCTGTTTGTAGCATAGGTTTAAACTCATTATTCCGGCTTGTAGCACCAAGTGTTGCAGAATCTAAAAAACCTAGCTCAAAAGAGCCACCTTTACTTTTTGCAAAGTCGGTAGCTCTTTGTGTTGCTTCGGTTTCTACTTTATCAAGATATTCTTTAGGTGGTACATAACCAGTCATGGAACGTTTGATTTTTCCCAATGCGGAGAGATTTTCGTACTCGCTTTTAGGTTGTTCAACTATTGTTTCTTCAAGAGGTATTTCATATCTTCCTAAGTTATACGAATTATTCAGTAACTTTCGCTCAGTATCGTATTTGCTACCGGTTCCAGTATATTGTTGTGTAGCTTGACGTTCTAAGTCATACTTGCTCATATTATCTGCCCCCTGAATATGAGGATAGGTTACTTGCTGAACCCGGAGTGTAATAAGGATTTAAGCTTTGTGTTGGTGATACTGTGTTTGTACTCAAACCGTACCGGAGCAATAATTGGTCTGTTACACTATCAGGAAGATTCAAAGCAATAATCCTAGCACGTAGAGTTTGAGGATCACTAATATTTAGTTTGCCGTAATCGTCTTTTATGAGAAATTGATTATCTAATGAACGAGAAATATCGTCAATACTAAAATTTGAATTAGTATCAAACTTACTTATTGCTTTGTTAGTTTTATCATAATTAAACTTTGATTCAGCAAGTGACATTTCTCTTTGTTGTAAAGCACTGCTTAAAGCTTGTTGTGCTTCTTGGTTAGTCATTTGACGTTCTTTTAGCTTATTTTCAATATCTGTCTGTGTCTCTCTAAACTTATTATCAATTTCAGCTTGCTTTATCTGGAAATTTGCTTGTGCTTCTTTTAATTTATTCTCATAACTCTGTTGTGATAAAGCATCTTCTCTTTGGGTTTTATACTTTGCATCTTCCCGGGCCATTTGCATTAATTCGCTGTTTTGCCCTATTACACTTTGTAGATAGTTACCCTCGATACCGTTTACAGCTTGTAACATATCAGAGTTATAAGCGTTTTGTGCGTCTGTTTCACGCTGTGTTAGGTTATTAAGGCTTGCACTAAGCTGATTATTGTAGTTGTTTTCTGTTTCTGTTCTACGCAGTGCCAAGTCATTGTTTGTTTGCTGTTCAGCGTTTGATATTTCGCCAAGTCTACCTTGTAATGCTGTACCTCGATTCAATTCAGCTTGTGCTGCAGTTCCGCTTCGTGTTAATCCTCTTGATGCGAGATATTCTGCAAAGTTTTTACCTTGCATTGTAGATTGAGATGCAGCTGTATTCTTTTGCATATAATATTGTGGTGCTATTGCTGCTTTTTCTCTATCAATATTAGACAATGAAGAATTTTTAGCATTATTTAATGTTGAAGTTATGTTATTTCGTTCGATTCCGATATTTGACAGTGATTGCTGTCTTGCACTGTTTAGTTTTGCCATTGCCTGTGCTATTTGTGCTTGTTTTAATGCTTCTTGTTGTGCTTTAATTGCTGCTTGTGGATCTATTACTGACGTACCACCTCCTGCATATATAGGACTTGATGGATTATATATTCCGGCTGGCCCTCCACTATATCCGTCTCCCATTTATTTTACCTCCTTAAATAAAAAAAAGCCTATAAGGCTCTTCCACAGTTATTGTTTATAATAGTCCGTATATGTATTACAAATTGCCATCACTCACCCATGTTCCAGGCGAACCTGCCACAGTACATATCCATGATTTAGGTTGGCCAACTGTTGGGTTACTATTAATTATTCTGTCACCTTTTAACCAATCACCGTCTGTTGGCGCCGCTATATTGCTTAGTATAAATTCATCTGTCATTTTATCAGCCTTATTTCCTACTATAGAAATCACTGGATTAGTAAATAAGAAATATGTATTTATTTTATCAGTAACTAATATTAATGTTATATTTATTGTTCCGCTTGTAGGTAGAATAATTTGATTTTCTACATACCTCCATTCTAAAATGCTAGACGGATAATTTTCCCCGCCTTGGCTACCAATATTAATATTTACATTCATTCCTACTTCAGATTGTTTCAGCCACATTCCAAAATATACTGCTTTTCCTGCCAAGTCGGGGTATTTATCAATGTTTATAGGAATGACAAAATAACTATTATAACTTAGGTCGGTAGTCTTTAAGCATTTGAATACTCTACACCCTTTGAAATATGTTGATGTATTTAATATTTTTACCTCTGATTTAGCATACTCCAAAGCATTCATTGGAAGATAATTTTTCTTTATTGCTCCGTCGATTTCCCATGTACTGCACGAATTAGGCACATTAGTTTTTATATCTACTAACTCAGCGGGACTAAAATTATTATTCGTGCCAATTTTTACATTTTTAATGCTGTTATATAACCCAACATATGACTTTAATATAGGCTTAGGGTTAAATGAGTGATTATTTTTTATATCTAACCCTTCGCTACAAGTCGTTGCAACAAATGTGTCTATTGTTGAACTACCCTCTGTATAATTACCTTCTATATGGCAAACTTTAACAGGGAACGCACTACTATAGCTACCAACTTCACCACCGTTTAATATAATATCTGCCTTGATAGTATGTGTCCCAAGTATCATACCTAGTTCGCCATTTTTTTCAAAGTAATTATCCTCAATATTTAATACTCCTATATCAGCCCCATATACACCAGTAATTTTATTCATTTCTATTACAGATTTAGTAATATTAAAGCTACTTCCGTGTAAAGCTTTTATGCCGATACCATTATTTTTAAACACCTTACATCTGTCTATATTAACAGCATTATTATTACCAAGACCACCCACATTAAGAAATTCTATTCCGTTTCCATAATTATCCGAAATTACTAAACCTAATAAATCATTACACCATCCATATCCTATTGCAAGTCCACTAACTTTTGTACCGATTATTCGAGAATTATCAGCTACAAGATGGTCAACTTTTTCTCCATATAATCCGTAGTCAGCAAAATTATTACCATCAAGGAGTATATTTGATATTTCAAAATATGTTGATTGAGCAAAAGATGTTTCAAGTATACTTCTCATAGCTTGTGTTGCTTTTATTTTTACGAAACGATTTTCCCCTAAAATTTTTATATAATCTGTTGTTTTATATAATAGTGCTGAAGTTATCAGGTAAGTACCTTTGGGAAAATAAGGAGTAAGATTATTTGTTTGGCAATAATCAATAATAGCTTGTAAAGCAATCGTGTCATCCGTAACCCCATCTCCCTTTGCTGCTACCATAGGAGCTAATGGTGGATGCTTAACATCGAATGCACTATCTGTTAAATGCGCATTAAATGCAATTGATAATCCTGGTTCTGCTGCTGTCATTGCCATTCCATTTAATGTACCTGTAAAATCTCCTGTTGCTGATAATTTACGATTAGTGGTTATTTCGCTTTTTGTTGTAAAGTTATCATCTAATTCAGTTGTCAAAGTATCGTTGATATATGTTTTTATCTTGTTTCCTGCTTCATCAAACATTGATTTTAAAGTTGGCGCATCTTCTGTAGGTTGATTTAGTAAACCCTGTATGATGTTTAAATCTTCCGTTAATTTTGTAGTTGCCATGTGTACCTCCTTATTTTGATTCTCCGCCAATTCTTCCAAGCGTGTTAATAGACAATACTGTTACGGTTTTATTTAGATCGAAGTTTTTCAATATTAGCTTGAAATAGGTGAACTTCTTTGCTTTTGTCTTAATCCTAAATGGTTTGGGGTTTCGTGTTGTTTCAAAGCTAAATTCTTCAAAGTCTAAAGCTTCAAAATCTAGGAGGTTATATCCAATAGGTGCAGGAATACTTGTTGATACTGTATCCCTATCTGTTATCCAACTCACATCAAGACTAACTTTTGAGTCGGTTTTTAGTGAGATCCATGTATTATTAGTAAACTTTCTAAGCCATTCTGCTCCCCAATCGTAGAACCCCATCTGCCACTCTGCTTCTATTGCTACACCGTTGTCATTCCTTAGATTAGATTGAAACTTCATTATCTGACCGTTTGTAGTGCCAAAATATAACTCTTGGTCAATTGTTATAAAGCATGTTGCAGGAATATTGGTATATTTGTACCAAGTATCATTACGGTAGTTATATATCCATACCGTAGAACCTACACAAAGCCAATACTCACCTTTTACTTCAAAGTCATGTGTAATTGCCTTAGATAAATCAACATCGTCTAGTGACGGTTGTACACGCTTAGACTTATAGAATGAATTTCGTTCATCTCTTACAGAAGTAGATACCCATTCATAAACTCCTTCAAAAATCGTGAATGGATTATTCGCTACTACTTGCGCTTGACCTGGTGCAATGTTACCCTTCTCACTGTTAAGCGGTGACACTGGAAAGCTTGGAATGCCGGATATTAATTCATAATTTGAAAAGTAAGTGTCATTATCGGTAAATATAATTTGTCTGTCATATTGGCGCACAATGTCTGTTATGATGTATTCATCTGAACCAATTAACCGTGAATTACTAGCAGGAAAGTATTCAGCACTTGGTACACCATCAGCTAAGCCACTGTAAATTGTTTCATTGTTTACACCCCACATATGCACACGAGTGTCATTCTCTCCACCGAAGAACATTGCATATTTTTGACTTGTTACTATTGATCTTGTTCCTGCGCCTTTAGTCCAGCCACATTCAATAGTGTTAGGTGTTCCACCTGTAGGAATAACGGTAAAAGTAACCTTGCCTGTTGTTAAATCCTTAGAGTAGTCTGTACCCTCTATGTAATTAGTTCCTGTAACAAGATTCTTTACATAGTCAAGTGATGTAATATTATCCTCTGCTAATAAAAACTCTGTAGCTGTACCATCAGGCGAAAACCATTGCCTTTTTGCTCCGGTTAATACGTTGATTTCTTCGTATTCTGTTCCACCGCCTGTTGGTGGTGTTTCTGTTCTCACAAGTGGTCGATATCCTGCTACATCTCCAAAGGTTGTGCCATCCCAATACTTATACTCGTGTCCGTTTTGGATATAAACTTTGTTGTTATAAGCAAAGAAGTGTGTTTTAGCATCTGTCAGTGTGCCTATGCTCGTGTTTATCAATGTAGTGAGGTTATGTTCGTATACGTTACCGTTTAATGCAAATAAAAAGTGGTATGAGCCGTTTATCTTCCCATACCACATACCTTGTATTGATTTATTTATAATGCTGTCAAATAACTGTTTGTATCCTTCTCGCTTTTTAAGTTTACCGTTATCCGTTATACGAAAGTTTACCATGTAAGGACTTTCACCAAGCTTTAATTGGGTTTCCCCATCGGGATTTTCGTTCAAACCAAGGAATACATTTATCTCTTTTGGAACCTTTTGTGCCACTTTATCACCTCACTAAGGAGTACACATCAACTATTGCCTGTTCTGATACTGGCTTTCCTATCATGCTTAAAGCTTTTAATTCTCTATATCTTTGAATGAAATGCTTATATATATCCTCGTTTTCTTCCTTGAACAACTCAGCACCCAAAGCATAAGGTAAAAGAGTATTTGCAGTTACATCGTCAACCTGTAATGTTTGAGTTATTGAGGTTATAGGAAGAGGAACAGGTCTATATTTGATACGGATATTACCTTCATAAAAATAATTAATCCATAACTCGTTCGCGCCTTCCCATTTGTACGCAACATCTTTAGTATATTGTCTTTGTGGGTACTCATTTACTATTTGATCAATTGAATTAAAATCTGATGGCATAGTTTTTTTGATCCACGGTCTAAAGTCTGGAACCTTTGATTCTTGTAAAGGTACACTAAACATTGCATAATTAGTTATAAGGTATCTGTATGAGCCTGTGAATCGTAGCCTTGATTTTGTTGCTCCGGCCGTCGGTGTAACTATACCTTTAAATGCTGTGAAATTTGTCACTGTATCAGGTACATTTATTGTTTTAAGTATATTCCACCCATTAGTGTAATCCTCTACATATACAGTTCCTTCACCATCCACCTCAAAATAATATGCTTTTACACTTCCTGAAGCTTCTTTTGTTATCTCTGTATCGAGATATTCGAGATAGTCCATACCATTTAGTAAGCCGAGCATATTTGCTATAGGTTTATTACTGATTTCATAGGTTGAATACATATTGCCGATTTTGATTAATTCAGCTTGTATAGCGGTTAATATTCCTGGTGTGCGCACTCTGTAAGAGGCTGTATTTGTGGGATTTATAACGCTCGTGTCATCGATTTCATCAGCAAATGCCATTGTTATGTTGAATACTTGTTGTGCTGTAGTCACATTATCACCTCTATACTATTTCATTGAGGTTACTATCATAATCTTTACCTACTGTGAATTTATCATTTGTAAGAATAAGCGTTAAACTACCATTGACTATGGTTGTATCTGTTGATATAGGTGTAAAGTTAACGGTTATTTCACCGTTTTCACTGATTGTTTTTGATGTTGTATGAAGTTTAATCATATATACCTCCTAATTATTTAATGGAGAATTCGCGCTAAGTGTAGATTTACAACCTGTGGAGATGTAATTGCCTACAGAAGATGCTTTTTCAACAAGTAAATTATTATAAGTCACACTTCCAGTATCTCCTGCATTTGTAGCTGTAGCTGTTAAAGTTATTTTTACTTTTGCTGTATTAACAGGTGCAATTTTATTTTCTATCTTTTGTGTCTGCTTCGATGTATTAGTATAAACTACATAGTGCAAAGAGCCTACTTGTATATTTAGAGCATCTAAAAATCTTAATTCTACATACCCTTTAAAACCACCAACAATATTAGCAACTATTGTATCTACAGATATTGAAACAATGTCGTTTGGATTAACACCACCAATAATTTGGTCAAACACAGCATATGAGTTATTTCCACTTTGGGTAGATGCTGTCATTGCCAATGTTGTGCCGTTTGCGTTAACAGTTTTAGTTATAGTACAGTTTTGACTATAGTAAGTAAAATTTGTTGGTGTTCCACTACCACCATCAACCATCATTCCAGAATTCAAAGCAAGGTTCTGTCTCGTATTCCCAAGTTGACTCGCTGTTATTTGCCCTTTATCGCGTATCATATTAATCACCCCAAACGATTATCTGTACACTTGCTCCTGTTGCATCAGATATAAGGGATAGATTACCTGTTACGTTTAAATCTATTGTTCCTGTGAGTTTTATTGATGTTGCATCTGCTATAGCTGTTCCGTTTGGATTTATCCATACTGTGCCTGATAAGACATTAACTGTACAATCTTTGCCGTTTATGGCTTTTGCAACGGCTGTTGTGCCTACATTAAACGCACCATGTAAAGAAGATACTTGTTTAAACCTTGAACCACGCTTGAACATTTTAACTATTGATACTATTGCTTCGTTATTCATTTATGATTCCTCCTTCTTATGTTCTGATCTATAATGAGCGAGTAAATCACCTTTGTTTCCTGTTTCATATTTACACTTTTTACACTTGAATGTTTTTACTTCTTTTTCTTCAACCACTTCAAAGTTTTGAGATAATACTTTGATTAATACTTCATTGTCTGTCTCAAATTCGCCTTTATCATCAAAATAAAAGCCTTTTATACCTGTTACACGTTGAACATATTTATTTGATATTTTTACATACTGTAAGTTAGGTGGTGCTTTGAATTTCATTTAATCACCTCTTAAAAAAATAAGGGGGATTTCTCCCCCTATTATTACTGTAATTCTATTGCAAATACTTTTAATGCATGGTCTGTGGTTAATTTCTTGCCACTTGCCGGAGTAAATGTTATTTCAATAGTGCCATTTGCAAGCATATATCTACCTGTTTCAATTTGTATAATATCTGTGGTAGCCTGAGCTGTTGAGCCTGTTTTTGTTGCTGTACCGAATACTCTCGTTCCTCCTGCAATGGAATATGCTACTGCTCCATTGGTAGGCCCTACTTGAATACCTAAAACAATTTTATTATCTTTTCCGGTAGGGGTATAAACAAATTTCTGTACTGCATCAATTGTATCAACGTCTGCTGCATTAAAGGTTAATGCTTGGTCAGCGTTTAAAGTTGCTATTCTACTATTTGTAATTGCTATATTAGCCATGTTGTATCATCCTTTCATAATGGTGGGGATATCCCCAATTATTTGTGTTTTAGATTATATAGAAGTTTCGGCACCGAATGTAAATACAGCCTTACCTAACTCTTTTGGCTTGATTACTTTATAGCCGAACACTGCTCCACCATCAATTTGTGTTCCTCTTGTGCTAGATAGTTCTATACTTCTAGTTCTTAAAACTCTCTTGTCGAAACCTATTGCTTGGAATGAACCACCAAGAATAGTTGAAACAGGAGCTGCTGGTGTACCGGAATTATAAACAGTGTTAGTAACATAAGTTGTGAAACCTAAGTCTTTAGACCACTGCATTCCACCTTTGCCATTGATACCGTTATTGATCTGGAACTGGATTCCTGCAAGCTGAAGCTTAATTCTCATCCAAGGTGGTACTAACATAAATAAGTTTTCATCTTCTACGTTGTTGTCATAAAGCATTCTAGCAAGTTCTGAAATATAAGATATTACATTAGCACTTGTGATTGTTGCTGCAAGTGGTGTTCCTGCGTTTGCATCATCACCGATATTCTGGAATACCTGTCTTTCAATTGCATCTTTCAAATTATACCCGGCTCTTTGTGTCTGTGAGCCTTTAACATCTACATTTGCCATAAGCTGGTCAACGTCTTTTACGTTAAAGCAAAATGTTTTAGTTTTATCGAGCAAAAACATAGATTGTGAATCTGTTAATTCTTCGCCTGTTAATGTTCCTGTGTAGTCTGAAATTGTTGCATCTCCCAAATCAGCAAAGTATCTTGTATCTCCTGATTCCTGCTTCTTTAATGGTGCTTTTGCAATCTGTTCTAAGACTAAGTTATCTTCTAGTGTTCTGAAAATACTTGCATCAAATATCTCAGGTATAAACCCTCTAGCTGTATTATTTACGTTCATAAATTATCATCCTTTCCCGCTTACCATTTGGTGCGGCTTTCGTTAATTTTGCTTAGATTTTTGATTACCCACCGCTGATCGCCTTTATTAGCTTCGAATGTTTCAAAACTGATATAATCACCTTTTGCGCTACCGTTTCCAGTTACACTACCAGGACTTGAACTTGCGTTTAGGCTGTTGGTTTCCTGTGCTTGTAGCTTCGACTCATACTCAGCAATTTTGGCCTTTAATTCCTTTGTATGATGTATAGCGTAAGCATCAGTTAATGTCTTGCCTTTACCTGTTAACTCCCAAACTTCATCTGGAATGGTATCAGTTGATGCGTTAAATTCCCTACCGTTTTCACTCTTGAAATATTCGAAGAATTCAGCATATTCAGCGTTTTTGCGTTCCTTTTCTGCTTGGGATTGCTTCTCGGCTTTGCGTTCTTCTCTGTCTTTCTTGCTTTCAACTAATTCATTGATTACTTCTTCCGGCAATCCCTGTTGCTGGTATTTTTCGTATATTTCTTTTTCTTTTAGTGCTTGCTTATACTCGGATTCTGTCTTGATTGGTTTATCATTCCAGATATATCCTTGTTCTGCAATGTAAGCATCTCTCGCCGCTTGTGCTGTTTCTGCCTTTGTTCTTTCTATTGCTTTCTCGTAGTTCATACCCTTTTGGATATGTGTTACAGCTTCTTCATAAGGTAATTCCAACTCTTGATGGTTGTATTTCACCTTGATTTTAGGCTGTTCTTCCGTTCCTCCCTGTGGTGTGGGGGACGGTTCGTTACTTGGCTCGCTTGGTGTTGGTTCATTACTTACTGGTGTAGGCTCTCCACCTCCACCTAAATTACTTCCTGAGTCTAAATTCAGATATGGTTGTCTGAATCTGTTAAAAAACGTCATATAAATCCTTCTTTCTGCCTATGGTAGGGCATATTTTTCAATAAAAAAGCACTCTTTTGAGTACTTGAAACTACTTAGATATTTTTTGAATCATTAATTTAGATTATTGGTATTGAACAATTTTCATTTGTTGCAATTTCCCAATCATTTGCAAGAATGCCTGATATTGTGAATAAAATATCTTCAGAATCCTTTATATCAATTATTTTTCCATCTTTACAATGCATTTTTATTGCACCATAGCTATATTTCCAATAACCTTTCCACACTTTTCTCTTTACTGGTGTTCCAGATATAAATTCAGCATATAATTCTTTTAAAGTCATTACCTTACACCACCTTTCATTGTTTGTCTTACATCTTGTTGCATTAACTGCATAATTGCTTTTTCCTGCTCACCTTCAGGTAAGCTCATTATCTTTTGTTGTACTTCCTCAGGTAATTGTTCCATAAACTGTGCCATTTGCTCAAATTGTTGTTCCTTTGCTTGGGTTTCTTGCATCATTGCTTCATCATTTTGCATTTGTTGGTTTTGCATATCAGCTTGTTGTTGTATTTCTCCTTGTTTTTGCATTTGTGCTTGTATTTTCATTTCTTCTTGTGCATCTTTTATAAGTCCTTGACAATCGGGGATTATATTCATTTTTGCGACTCTCTCAAAATACTGCAGTTTGTTTATTTTCCCTTGTGTAAGCAGATTATCAAGTGATTGCAAACCGGATAATTCAGACCAGTAAGACGAAGGTCCAACGTCTACCTTACATTGTAGCAATACATTGTCCATTCCCTCTGAGTTATAATCTCCTGTCATTACTTTGCCGTCTTGTTTATAACTTACTTTGCGGTTCTTATACTTCTTTAGCATAAACTCGCCCCATATTAAGCCTAAATCCTCGACAAATTGGTCTCTTGATGCTTGCATATTACCCAATGGCATACTAGCTTGTTTTGCTGTTGATATGATTGACACTCCACTTGCCTGTTCTGGATTGACTTGACCTAGAAGTGTGTCATTTGCCCCTATAAACTCTTTTGTATATTTAATAGCCATATCTATTACCTGAAGTATTGCAGCGTTAAAATTGCCCGCTTGAAGCTGTTGAACTACTCCTGTTACGTCACCTTCTACCCCGATTGCTGAACCTATCTGATTACTCCATGATGCTATTCTTGTTTTGTCATATGCTACCTTACCGAATGCAGCCATTCTCATCCAATATGCTACCATTGCAAATAGTTGATTGATGCCTATCTGATTATCAATGATTCCCTCGATTACCGGGTTACCATGATAACTGTTCTTTATCTGCTCCCAATTGCCCCAGGCTATAGGATAACGTTTGATCCCCATTGCTACATCTTTTCTAATAGGGCAATATTTTGTTGATTTGTTCCAATATACTTCACTGTTTTTTTTGTAAAGTTTGATAATATAGAGCGTTTTACCGTTTTCACCTTTGCTGTCAAGTTCAATCTTGCCATATTCTCCGGCTTGATATGTGCTTTCTTCGTCTGCTGTTATGCTGTCTATATCATCCTGAGGTATCTTATTTGCTTTAGCTTCTTCCTTTAGCTTTGACACCATTTCACGGCCTACAATGAGGATATATGGCTGTGCTTCTACTATAGGGTTATTAGGATTGCCAAACATTACGTTTCCGCCATCCACTAGCTCAGTGCAGAAATCTCCTTTTTCGTCTTGGCCTGTTTCCTTTGTAGGATCCCAATAAACATAAGCGCAATAATCTCCTGTTATTCCTGCTTCTAACATCAGCTGTCGAAGTTTACTGTCCATTTTATCTTTTTCCCACTTCATATCAGCAACATTACTCATAATGTCAGTAAATTTCTTTATATTTAATTCGTTTTCTTCTGTTGGTTCGTCAGGTATGTTTTCGGCTGAATACTGCATTTTTACTTTTTGCGAGCAAATAAAAGCTGTGAAATAGTTTATTGCAGACTTACATATATTAAATTGCCATTTAGATAGTCCGTTTGTTACTACTCCTACCCACTGTTTATCGTTGTAGAACTTCCACCGTAAATCAGTGTTAGCATAGTAATTGATTTTAGTGTTATAGTCTACACCTGATTGATACTCGTTCCATTCTTGGGTATAATCTTTTTGCATGTTTCACCATCCTTTTAAGCAATAAAAAAAGAGCCACCCAACCGATAAGGCTGAATGGCTCTCTAAGAAGCTCTATTATTACATTATTTTTTTGTTTATAGATTTTTTTATCCATTCATCTAATACTGCTTTTGGAATTAAATATCTTCGCCCAATGTGTATACTTGGTATTATACCTGCTCTAATATACTCTTGTGTTTTAGTTATACCAAGACCTAAATATTTTGCAGCTTCTTTTGTATTAAAACAAACCTTTTCTATATCGTTTTCCACACTGGTACACTCCTTGTTGATTTTGCTTACATAGTAAACGATATATGTAATCTTGTCTATACTTTTTTTGTTTTGTTTTTGGATTTGTATTTTTCTACGGCTGCTACGTTTTTAAAAGAACATTTATCGCAATATACTCTGCTTGGCATAGATGAACGGCATTCATATTCTTCACCACATCTAACACACTTTTTTACATATTTTTCTTTATACCATTTATCAATTTCTCGTATGACATTATCATCCTTTTTAAGCAAAGCTTTTAATGTTTCTATTGATATTGTGATTTGTTTTCTCGCCATTCCCGACACTCTCCTTTTTGGTGTTCATTTGTCCACATCTTGGACATTTTATTTCATAATCTCCCTTAATATATCCTAACAGTTTTCTGCACTCTTTACAGCGAATTTCATCTATATTACCTCACCCATCCTTCTTTATAGAATCTAATGCTGATTCTCTGCTGTAGTTCATTATGTCTATTAGCTCGTCACTTAACTTATCCGCTTCTTTCTTATCTTTGTGTTCCTCGACCTTCTGTATGACCGTTTTAACAGGGTTTATATTCATAATTGGCACTTTACCATCTGATATGCTTTTGCCATGTTTTAAGCCTAATATATAAGCAGATACAGACATAAAAAAAGCGATTATCAAAATCGCAGTTAGAATTATGTTATTCATTTATTACCTCCCCATATTGATATAACTCATATCTAATTCAAAATTATCTTTAGGCTCTCGGTCTAAGAAATCATCACGTTTCTTTTTATTTTCATTTGGAAAACTTAAATATTTTACATATTCAGCTAACCCAGTAATTCCATCCGGTGCATCATCATGCTTATTTTTACCCATTTTTACATATGAGGTTAATGCTCTCATAAACTTATCGTAGTCACTGCCAGGTTCATAATCTGATCTAAAATAAAAGCTTTCCTTAACATATCCAGCATTCATTATTATTCTAGTTTCTTTATTAGTGCTTTGATGTTCATCTATTACCATACATTTTGAATTATCACGTATTATGTTTCTTACATTCCTGCAAAAACTTCCACCACCGTTGTTTGATTCTATTTTCATCATATAGCAATTTGTATCAATAATCATTTGTGCGACTAATGGCTCCGTTATTTCTACTCCATCCTGAGTAAATATTACATCAGTGATATAAGTTGAATCATTATACACACTACCTATAGGACTACATAAATAATCGTTGCCTTTGTCTGCTGTATCTGTAAAACCTACAACTCCATCTGGCTTCTTATTTTTTATTTCATCCATTGTAAACCGTTTTAATTCTTCTATAGGGTATAATAATCCTTTTGATTCTATAGGATTTTGCATAAACTCAGCCTCCCATATAAAATCATCGGTTATACGCTTCATGTTCAAATATTCATCAGTTGTTTTAATAGCTTCACAAAATGATTTACCGTATTTATCTAGTGCCGGTATTGTTATTATTGTAAAGTCTTTACTATATGCTTGGCTAAATTCATCCGTTAACATACCTATAGGATCTTTACGGCTCCACCTAGTAGCTATATGTATCTCAGGGCATCCACTTTCAAACCTCGACATATGAGTAGATGTGTACCACTTCCACACCTTGTCTATTATTGTTTCGCTCATTGCTTCTTCGATATTTTTAATAGGATCATCGAGTATTCCGGCTATATCACAACCTTTTCCTGTTATTGGGCCACCAACTCCGGCACAAAAGTAAGCACCTCTTTTACTTGTTTCTAATGCCCAATCATCTACAGCTTTACGATCTGACTTTAATTTTATATCAGGGAATACTTTTAAATATTTATCACTTTGGACTATTTGTCTTATATCGTATGAAAATGTATATGCCAGGTCTGCTGCGTAGCTATTTCTCATAATAGAACCTGTGTTGTTCTTACCTAGCATCCATGCACACCATAGAGAGGTTATATAGCTCTTTCCTGCTCTTGGTGGTAATGATATAGCTAATTTATTTATAATGTCATCTGAAACGTTCTGAAAGGCTTCTGCAATCTCTTGCAAGTGTGGTTTATTAGGCATAAAAAATACCGGATCCATATATACACAAAAACTGTAAAATAATTCCCGGCACTTATGATATTCTTTTTCTTCTGCTATCTTGCGTTGTAATGCTATACTTCTAGCATCCATTATTATCACCGACTCAACTTATCTATAATATCATCCAAAATATCGTATGCCTTGTTTAAATCATCAATTAAAACACTGTCATTTGTTTCGTCTATTGCTTCACTTATCAATTTTCTTGCTTCTATAATTTTTATTTTACCCATCCTATCACTCCTACCTATTGTTTAGGCTCGAATTTGTTCATATCTTCACACCATCCACTACAGGGCCAGGTATTTAAGATAGGGTCATAATTTATACAGTCTTTACAATCCATTCCTTACTCACTCCTTATTGCTTATAGGGAAGAAGGTGGGATTGATTACCCACATCACCTCTGCTGAATCAAGGTTTTATGTTTCTCACCAGCATTATTTATGCTACTTCTTCGTGTTTATTGCTTATAGGGTTATATAGGCTCAAATATCAAGTTGTTCAACATCTTTTATATGTAATGCTTCTATATCTTCTACAAGATTTCCTAATTGTTTTATTCTGCTTCTCAATTCTTCCTCGGTATCAAACCATTCATAATCAAATCCAGCATTTTTTATTTTAAACATCAATAAATATTCTTTATCCATCCATATCCCTCCATAGTGTTTTATATTGGGCTAAACCCTATTTTGCAAATGGCAAAAACATATACAACAGTAATACTACAAAAGATATACCAAGTCCAAAACAAAAACCAATAATTCCAATCTCTTTTAGCTTCTCCCTCACTTCTTCTTACCCCCACCTTTCGTCAATGGCTTTACCATAGTTGACTTGGGTTGCCTATATATAGAGCTTAGTACATCATACGCATTATCTTTCGTTAAATGCATTCCTTCTGATGGATTAGAATTGGCGTATTCTTTACTTACTTCGTTATTTTTATGTGTGCTATCAAACTGTTCTACAACTTTACAAGCATTATTTCTGGCTTCTACAGCCTTACGGATATAGTCTGATAAATATTCATCGACTAATTCTGCTTGTTTCTTTGTTTCTTCTAGAAATTCCTCTGTTACCTTTACAGGTGGAAATGATTTGTTCTTTGCTTTAGGAGACATTATTTAGCCTCCTTTAATGGACAATCTTTTCTTTTACCCTCGTCAGGTATACGCTCATATTCTAAAGCCGAACAAAAATGATCATGCTGGGGGTTTTCCCAATCACATACACAATCTTTACAATGTCTCGGCATTTCAAATTCAAGTACTGCTTTCATAATATAAATACCTCCTTATTAAGATACTTATATTATATCATATTGTGTATATCTTATGCAATGTTTTTATTATGCTTCTGTATATCATTTGTTATCTTTTTAATATGTCATTGATTTGCTTTCCTGTTAATTCGTCTCGATGTTCCCATTCCTCAGGTGTTGCGTTACGTTTGAGTAGTTCATAGTCTGCATCTATGTTATAGTTTGTGTTGGTTGATTCTATCTCTTGTTTATCCGACCAGCCGAACTGTTTCTGCTTTAGTCTAAATATCGCAAAGGTAGGATTTATCAAGCCTTTTTGAGCATTTTTAATCAAATATAACTCTTGTTTATCTACTGCCCTTTTTATAGTATCCTTTAATTCTTTATTATCCTTAGCAATGTCATAGAATCGGCTAGAACTTATATTATAATTCATTATGAATTCTTGTATTAATGGTTCATCATTTTGGCTTATAAATGATTCTAGAGCCTTTGTCATATCGGCTGCATCAAATTTTACTGGTCTACCGACTTTATTTTTATCTGCCATAATTATCACCTACTAACTGAAATTTTTCATCCATTCTTCTTTATCGACTTCAATAAAATTTACTGAATGATCTTCTGTATCCCCCACTGCTGAAAATGGTCTTAATACATCGTTAGATTCCACTATTAATGCATTATCACCAAATAATGTTGTATTTGCTCTACATATTACACTTATTGTGTAACCTGTTGTATGTTTATAATATTTGCCTACTTCAAATACCATGTTTTTCTCACCTCATATCAATTGCATTGCTTTCATGCCTATATATATTATTGCACCCATAGTTGTATATGTTAATACCCAGGATGCTGTATCATTTGTTTCTATTAGCTTTATAAATTTATTCATTGTTTTTCTCCTACGCAAATTTATATACTTATTACTTTTTTCATAAATCAGCTATTATTATAAGTATACTCGCTATTGCTAACCCAATTGCTATACCAGCTAACAATGTTCCAATGTCCATTATTTCTTTCCTCCGCATGTATGCTTACTCATATCATATATCCCTTTTGAGTTGTAACCGCACTTGCATTCTATTGTAAAGTCACTTGCATAATAGGTAGTTTGACATATAGGACATTTATATCTGTTTATGTAAGTAGGTATTAATTCTTTGTCACATTTAAGACATTTCATACTCTTATACCTCGTTTAGAAGGATATTTGCATATTTTTAACTTGCACCTTTTATTGAAATTATCCCACCAATAACACTCTATACATTTCTTTGTTTCTATCCATTTGATAATCCCAATTTTAATCACCTTCTTTTTATATCCCCGATCCCACCCTATCGACTTCGGGATATATGCCCTCTGACTTATGTCAGCAACCTAATATATTAATAATCATTTTCTATCGGTTTATATAGTGCTATAAACTCACCTTTACACCTATTAATCGTACCTTCTTTGTCTACGTGTACCTCAATAATCCAACCGCCCATATTAGCTGCTATCTTCTTTGAGCGCATGAAAGGTGTCTGTGCTTCTGTTGTACCTGTTTCAAATGCGTGTATGTTTCGATATACTGGAAGGTACATTGCTTTGTGATGATGAGCATTTAGTAGTATATTTGGTTTTTCTCCACCTTGCATACTGTCTATTAGCTTTTGTAGGCTATAGCTTAAAGCATAAGCAGCTCCATCACCTGGATGATTTAGTTCGACTATGCAATTAGGTGTAATGTTTATCTTTGCGTTTCCCATGCCTAGATACGTCATATCCGGTCTATCTTTAGCTATTATCCTTCCAATGTTTACTCCACCGTTCATTATGTGTGTGTCATCATGGTTTCCTGTTATAAATTTTGTTGTGATACCTTTTCTTTTAGGGTATTTATTTATTATGTAGTCTGCTTGTGCATCTGCTCCGGCTAATCCGGGCATTAATTCGTATATATGACTTGGTCTATTCTTATAATATCCGTCTGACATATCTCCACCGTTGTATACCGTGGTTATTCCTTCAAACTCAAATACATCATATAAATGGTTTAAGAATGTAAGCTGTTGCCATTTATTACAGAGGTGATTATCAGAGGTTACACCAAACTTTATTACTTGTTCTCCGTTCCAGTTTTCTTCATGTTTGTTTTCTTCCGGTATTGCGTTCTTGCAAAGCTTTACTTTATTATCAAATTCATTTAACAAATATCCTTCGTCTTTTAGATCCTGCAGCACACTTGATAAAATTCTTTCGCTTATCTTGTATTTATCGCATAAATAAAAAATAGCACACTCTTTTTGTAATTCTTTGAGTATGCTGTCTTGTAGGTTTTCAATTGGTTTTTCTTGAATAATATTAGTATTACCCCTCAATTCGTCTCGTCTGAATCGGCTTTGTACTGTCTTTAGTGGTATATTTAATTGTTCAGATATTTTATTATAAGACAATCCGATTCTTCGAAGTTCTATAGCTTTAATATACCAATCCAATACATCACCACCAAAAATAAAATAAGCCGCAGTAATCACCACGGCTTTCAAGTATTATATCTATAAAGGAGGAAGTTTATCTTTAGTAAAATTTATCTTTTGTTAAAAAATCAAAACGTGTTAAAAAATCTTTTGTGCTTCGCTTCGTTTTTTCTTTTGCCTATTATAATATTACAATATAATTTACTGGATGAAAATGACAAAACCATGACATAATGAGCATTTTCCGTGACAATTTAAGCAACAACTCTGTTTAACTTTTCTAATGCACTTTCCTTTACCCTTTTTAGTGTTCTTTCGTCTTTGAATGTCGGAAAATTAACTTTATATATGTCTGTGATATTTCTCCAATACATTTTTTCAAAGTAAAAGCAGTGTACTATGAATTCCTCTTCTTTTGTTAGGGATTTTAGAGCTGCATCTATTATGGCTGTTTCTGCTTTTAGTTCATATATTTCCTTTTCCCATATTTTTATATCTCTTTTTATAGCCTGTGTCTCAAATTCATTGCCTATTTTTATTTCGTCTTTGTAGTGGATTGTTGTATTTTCTACGGTTGATGAGAATTTATTTGTAGGCCCCGGCTTGTCTGGATTTATTGTAACGGCTGACATTTGCATTCCTGCTATAGCATCTTTTTCATCTTCAATATATGGTGTATTTGCAATTTCAAGTTCTTCTTTAGCTTTTAATATTTTTATTTCTAATACCATGATCCGTGATTTCTTTTCGAGATATCCCTTTAATATATCTTCTAAATTTTCCATATGTACCCCCTTATGTTTTATGCCCCTCTTTTCTCTTCTGCTATTTCATTTTCTAGTAATCGGATTTCTAATTTAATTGCATTTATCCGCTCGAGTGCTACCTCGTAATCTGACCTATGCACATCTCGTTTGAATCTTAATATTGCTACATTTTCGTCACCTTTTGCCAAGTTCTCACACGCTGTCCATGCTACATTATCCTCTATGTGGAGCCGAAGAATTTCTTTTCTTAGTGCAATTTTAAAATCTCTTTCAGCTGTCGCTAGGTATCTGCCGGAAGATTTCATATCATTTACTGCATTGATTAATTCTTTTCGTTGTTCCTTTGAAGCATTATATAAATCTTGACCGCTATACATCAACCCACCTCTTTCCATGACCATCCTATTGCAAAACATAGCCATCCAAACCTTACAGCACCATTTATTTTTTCATATCTTGGTTTCCACCATAAAAAAGGTTGACATTCCCAATATAAAGCATACTGTTTGTTATTTAACCATGTAAACCAAATAAAATGAGAACCATCAAAGTTATAATGTTTAATATTTACTTTCATTTACCCTCACCCCACTAAAGTTAAATGCAGATCATTGTATTTATACTCAAACATCTTTTGTTTAATTTTAAACTCTTTTGTTTTTACCCCTTTTACATCTTCAATTACTTTATATCCCTTCCTAATGTCATAATAGCCAAAATCAGCTATATATTTTATTGACCGATAATTTACCTTACCCTTCTTAAATTGTGGCTGTAATTCAAACTCAGGCTGTAAAACTAAGTCTTTAATCTCTCCGGCTTTTAAAAGTAGTTTAAGTTCTTGATACCTTATTGATTCTGCTTTGCTATCAAATACAATCCCATCAACTTCTGTTTTTATTGCTCTGTACTTGTTCATTTATGCGACCTCCAAATAACTTCTTCCAAATATCGTTTTGAATTCTTCTCTCGTGCCTATGTATAATTCAAATAGCATTTGACCTTCTCTTTTTAGCTCATCATCAAACTTTTTATTATGATGTGGCCCCATTGATCCCATATGATGTTCTTGACACAACTTGACTTGCATACCATATTTGATAGATAATTGTCTTTGACCACTTCCGAAAAAACGTTCGTGGGTGTGAGCGAAAGGCTTTGAACATATCATGCAAACATCATTTGCGGTGGGTTTGGGATTGTTCAGAGCCTTTTTCTTTTTAATCTTAGGCTTTGGAAACATAATATCACCCCCTAGAGGGGATTGAACCCCTCATATTTTACTTAAACTGACTATTTATTCCTTTTCAACTAAATCTAAATCAAAGTCAAATTTATAAGGTTCTCCGGCAGACACTTTTATTTTTAATTGTCTATCCTCTATTCCAACTATTACAATGCCGTCATTAAAAACCCCTGTTATTTCGTCACCTTCTTCTAACTTTACATCTGCCCCAAATTCTTCTTTAAACTTTTTCATCATCATTTCCATTGCTTGTGTTACTGTATCAATCATAGTCATACTCCTTTCATATTTCACAATTCTTAATATATTGTTAGAATGGCAAGTCCCCGTCATCCTGTGGTATAAATCCATTATCAAAATCACTTAGCCTTGAACCTTCTTGGTCATCTGATTTCTTACTATCCGCAAAGTAAGCTTCCTCAACTACTACCTCTGTTATATAGTGCTTTTTACCTTCGTTATCATCCCATGTTCTTGTTTGTAATCTTCCTACAATAGAAACCTGACGGCCTTTTTGAAAATATTTTGCGATAAACTCTGCCGTTTTGCTCCATGCCTGACAATTAATAAAGTCTGCCGTTTGCTGTCCTTCTTTCGCCATTCTTCGGTTTACTGCTAAAGAAAATGTACATATTGCTGTGTTGTTTCCTGAGGTATATTTAAGTTCCGGTTCCTTTGTGAGCCTTCCGAGTAAAATTACTTTGTTCATACTTATTTACCTCCATTAATAAAACTTCTTAACTTTAGACACATTGCAGATACTTGTACTGCTTCTTCAATTGCGTTTTCTGAATGATGTAAAATATTACTTACATCATAATTTAACACTGCTTCATTTCTGATATGACTCCATAATTTAGCTATGTTTAACTTAATATTATCCAGTTCTTCTTGCAGTTCCTCTACTTCTTCCAGTAATACCGCGTAACCTTCATGTTCTGATTGGAACGGTGGAAACTTTTCATTTGCACTTTTTAATTCCTCATCTACTAACTTAAGAATATTCATTCCCATACCACCTTTCTTTTTATTTTGTAATCCTTTAGCCATCTATATAAAGTTTGTTTACCTACTCCCATAAGTTCTGCTGTTACTGTTACATTGTTTGTTTTATTCAATTCTTGGATGATTTTTTCTTTATCAAGTATATTCCTTTTTGCAAAACACTCTATTGAGCAATAGACTTGATTTGACTTATATCCATGACCTCTAGGCACTAATCTGTTGCATACTGGACAGTGTTTCATATTGTCCTTTCCGGGGATGAAGAGCAATCCCCATGTTGTTGGTAAATAGTCTAAATATGTTACACTCACTTTCATAATTTATTTTTAAACCTCTGCCGTGCCTTCTCCGGTTTTGGTTTGGTTCACGATTGCCCAAAATCCCGAACTAACTTACTAACCCAATTTCTCGAAAATACTGCTTATATCCCCGGCCACGATCCCCATTTAAGTAATCTTTGAAGAAATCTGTTTTTGCAAACTGTCCGTGTGAACTTCCCCAATTTGCTATTGCCATGTAGAGCTTTTCTGTGTTGCTGTTGATTAGGCTTTCAGGCTGATTAGAATAGATTTTCTTATACCTCATTACCATTGCCCTTTGCCCCAAAGATCGGAGCAAATTCAGCCTATAAAGAGCATCTTCAATGTCATCTTTGACCGTCTTAATGTGACCTCCGGGGAATCCTACCAGGACATAGAATGTGTTTTGATTTATCTCCTGTTGCTTCAATATCTCAACTTTATCAATTACTACCTGATCAAGTTTTGAACTATCAAAAGCGAAATGATAAGCAGCATGTCGCATATATTTAGTGCTTAGAAACTTTGCAATATCTTGATTGATCAGTCTTATATCTAACCCTTGGTTAAAATCAACCTTTAACTTTTCTTTATGGATCTGGCTGGCAATCAGCTCAAAGTGTTCTGGCAACTGAAGAATATCATTATCCCAAAGTTTTAATCCACTGGATTTGCCGTCCCAAATATCGTATATGTCTCCATCGGGATGGGCCTTGCCTTCTTTCAGAGGTACTACACACCATGGACATTTATTATTACATCCCCTGGAACAGAAACCGCAGTTTTTCCGGGGTTTCATTACTTCAATCTCGGCAGGTAATTTTCTATAAATATCAAACCCTGTGCCACCGCAGATTGCTCTTTCCGGCACGAATTCTTTCTCCGTGAAGGTAAATATACTAGATGCATAGATCAAGTCATATTTCGGATCCTGCAAGCCTATATATGGTTCCGTGTGATCGCCTTTTGTTTCGTGGTACATTTGGATTTTTTCTTGAGCTATATTTTGAAGATGTGGTTCAAGGTTATAAAGTCCTACAATTTGACGATCATACTTGAATATTTTCACTGTTTTCTCACCTCCAACTATTTCGCTATCTTTATATATCACGCAATTACCTTTACATCACTACAAAATACTGCGTTCCACTTTATACTTTCTTTAAATCCTCTTATATCTAATACTGTAAAGTAACAATCATTTATATAAACTACTTTGCCGATTTTCGCTCTATGGTCAACAAACTTCTCTTTTCCTGCATCTTTTCTATACTGTAGTTCCACCTCTTTGCCAATACTAAGTTTTTGTTTTAATACTGCTATGTAATGTCCGCGTTTTTGCTGCTGCTCTAATTTTTTACTCCAACTTTCTTCCTGTGTAGTTACTTTTTTAGGCATTGCGTAACCTCCTCTTCAAAATCAATGATTTGCACATTTCCTTTAGTTACTTGTTTTAATACTTCTAATTTAGTTTTGGTATCCAGTTTCATAAATGCTGTGATAGTTATTTTTATCATCTGTTACCCCCTATCATCATAGAAACGCTGTACTTTTTTATAGAATTTAACCTCTGCAAATATATCTCTGTCACCGTTACGCTGTTTTGCTACTATTAATTCAATAGATGAATGTAATGGTTGATCGTCTGTATATTTACCGTAATTTGCATCATGCAGGAAAAATACATTGTCTGCATCTTGTTCTATTGCTCCGCTGTCTCTTAAATCTGTCAGCTTTGGTCTGCGGTTGTCATGTTCATTTGCTCTGCTTAATTGGGATAGCATACAGATAGGCACGTTTAATTCTTTTGCCATGAGTTTTGATTGTCGGCTTATATGTGATACTCTTTCGTTTGTGCTGCCGACTTTTTTCATTGTGTCGCAAAGTTGAAGGTAATCAATAATTACATAGTCAAGTTGATTCTTTATCTTTAAATCCCTGCACTTTGACCTTATTTCTTCAATCTTGAATACATCATCAAATATCCTTATTGGTAAATCCATTACATTACTCGCTTGACCTAACAGTGTCCAATCAGTGTCATTCATTGACTTTGGGAACCTTATTTTTTGCGTATCTATTTTTGAATAATTAGATAACATTCTTTCAACTAACTGATCTGAACCCATTTCCAGGCTGAATACTGCAATATTGTTTTGTTTTTCTGCCATGTTTAAAGCTATTTGCATTGCAAAGGCTGTTTTACCTACACTTGGTCTTGCTGCCAATATGGTTAAATCTTTGTTATGTGCTCCACCTGTCTTTTTATCAAGCCATCCAAAGCCATACTGTAGTTTATTGTCATTGTTGTTTTTGTACCGTTCTTCAATGCTATTAAATACTTTCATACCTATCTGCTTTATATCTGATTCGCTTTTCTTTAGATCCTTAATCTCAATATCAATCTTTTGCATGACATCATTTTTAAAATCTATTATGTTGTCAAATTCACCAGTGTATGAAAGGTCTATTATTTCTTGTGCTGCTTTTATGTACTCTCTTCTTATTGCTCTACTTTTTACAAGTCCGGCATAGTGTTTTGCATTAGCAGTAGTTGGTACATTACTTGCAAGTTCGCTTAAATATTCCAGATCATGCCCTTTTGCTGATACTGTTACAATGTCTACTGGTTTGTTACTATTAAAAAGTTCGATTATTGATTTATAGATATTTGCATGAGCCGGATTATAAAAATCTGATTCGTTTAAAATGGTGATTGTTTCACTTATAGCTGACTTATCTAAAAGCATTGCACCTAATACACTTTTTTCCGCTTCTTGGTTCTGTGGTGGTATGCGTTCCATAGTCTCACCTCACTCACATTTTCTATAATGGTCTTTAGATATTTCGTTTGTTGATTGATATTTTGCTAATGTTGTTTTTAAAAGAGGAATTTTAAAACCGTTATTTTTAAGAAATTTATCATCACATTCTAAAAACCAATCAATATACTTTTTTAAATACTCTATTGTGTATTCAGCATCTAAAAAATCTTTTATAATTTTTCCGTCTACTGCCCAACTTGGTAAATATGCTGCTCCAAATTTCTTTTTATAAGATTCACGAAAATAATTAATTAAATTTGTATTGGGATTTTCTTGTTTTTCTTTTTTAATTGTTTTTTGTTTATTGTTTTCTTGGTGGTCTAATTCGACCTCTCCTTTCGGACTTTTTCGACCTCTCCTTTCGGACTTTTTAGACCTCTGGACTTTTTTATCCTCTGGACTAATTAGACCACTGGTCTTAATAGACCACTCTTCATAATTTTTATTAAATGCTAATACCCTGGAACTGTTTTTTTGTGGTTTTTCTTTTTCAATAAGTACTTTCATATCAATCAATGCTTTTAATTCTCTTCTTACTTGTTTTTCCTGAGACATTTTAAGATCCATTGCATTAACTAAAAAACTTATTGATAACTCATGTTCTTTTCGGCTAAACCCATACGTATAACGAAATACAACATCTAATATTCTTCTTTGTGTTCCGTTTAAAGGTGTTTTGGCAAGTGCTTCAAATATCTCATTTGCTATGGGTGAATAACCGTTTTCTTTTTGTGGGTTAGCCATTATATCACCTACTTGTAAGGATTTTCAGATATTTTTGCCGGGTTATCAATCTGTACTATATATCCTTGATCTATAAATAATTTTGCAGTTGGTAATAATTCTTCAAGAGTTGAGAAGCTAACCGATATAGAATCATAACTACCGTCATTTAGCATATGATTTGTAAATATTTCTAATTGGTACATAATTACCTCACTTTCTTTTTACACTTTATAATCCAGATTGAAATATTCGATTCCATTGATAACAATTGAGAAAATAGTAGATACTTCTAAATGAATATACATAGAAAAACTTCCTTTCTTTTATACCCTTGAAGGAAGTCTGCTGACATGATATAATGAATAGCAGAAGCATACCTTATATAAGGGTGTTTCGACAGTGGACAGTCGAGTATCTTGGAGGATGGCGGCTGTCCTTTTAATTTTCTTCCCTGGCTTTAAGCCATTCTAAAACAGATTTCTTATCGAACCTTATGTTCGATGCTACTTTGAAGCTTGGCATTCCTTCTTTTCTTAACCGATCAATTGTTCTGATGTTTACCTTTAAGAGTTCAGCCAATTCTTCTTTATTTAGTATTTCACTTTCCATATAACACCCCCATTTCTTAGACTTTATAGTCTATACTATTATTATATAGTCTATTCTAGTCAATGTCAATACATACTGGAAATATTTTATAAAAAGTCGCCATCCATTATTCAGTTTTCTATGTACATATAAATTTTGATTTCGCATATAATATTAAGACAGCACTAGCATGGCTTGTCGGCTATATAGTCTGTTTAGAGAGAGGGGGCTGCAACCCCCTTTTATGCTGTCCATTTATGCTTTCTGTCTCCGTACCCAACTATGCTTATACGCATCTGTTTCCGGCTTTTAAACTCTTTATTTATCCAGGTATATACTATTGCTATTACTGCTAATACAAAGGCTATAATCGGCAATAGAGCTGTTAAAACCATAATATAATCTTTCATGTTATACCTCGCTTTGTTCAAGTAATTTTTCTATAAGGTTTGAAGCTTCTTTCTTACTCATAACTGTAAAATCAATATTTATATCTTCACCAAGTCTTTCAGCTAGGTTCTTTATAAATTCAATTTGAGAGAATGTGGCTTCGTCTACCAAAGGTTTTATATACTCTTTACATTTTTTATTTGTACAATTACCTCGGATGATTATTGATCCACATTTGCAAAAACCTGACATTTGATACCTCCTTACGCTATTTCTTCAAAACAAGCTTCTTCCATTTTTACGATCTGTTGTATCTCTGCTGCATACGGTTTAATATGTTTAACTAATTCCTCTGTAGATTGTTTATTTATATTGTCAAATACATACTGTAGTGTTTTAGTTAATTCATTAGTCATTTTCATCAACCTTTCGTATTTTACTTATATTGCGAAACTAATCCCATTGTAATTTTTGCCCACAATCGGGGCATACCTTTAATCTTTTTACATCATAACCATCGTCCTCAAAACCGCAAGCAGGACAGGTAAATTCATCATCATACTCATAATATGCTTGCATCGGTATCTGCTTTTTACAGGCGTTTTCTTCAATGTCAGACAACAGCCTTGCTACTTCTTCTACAGGATGTCCTCCGCAATGCAAACAGCGTTTTACTACCCATAATGTTCCATCTCCAACTCTTTGACTTTCCATGAGAGTTAAATGTTCTCCACACTTATTGCAAGTCTCTAACAATTTTATATCCTTCATAAAATCCTCACTTTCTGCGTAAGTTTATTACGCAATCCTTAAATTTTATGTAGCAAGGGGACTATGCCCCCTGTTTATCAGGTAATTTTGCAAAGCCTACACTAAAGCTTTCTATAAACTCATTTTTAATAAACTTAATGTCCGATATTCCGGCTTTTTTGCATATATCTGATACTGTATAACCTTTTGTTGCTGCCAACTCTATAAGTTGTTTAATGCGTTCTTCTCGGCTTGGCTTGTGCATTTCTACTGGACTATCAACAATTCTCTCGCCTTCGTCAAGTTCCGGTGCAAACTGTGTACCGTACCCAAGCATTGCTAATGCTCTACCGATTGCCTTTGTTTCTGCCTTTTCTATGAAGTCATTAAAATCCTTTTGCGTTTCAGATCCGAAGCCTGTTGAAATTACTCTGCCGTTTTCGTCTTTAATCTCTGCCCTAAATACTGCTTTGTTTTCTTCTAAAGCTATTACAAAGGTTTCAATGCTCCAAAGTGGTTTTTCTTCTCTGAACCATACCAACCTATACATTACTTGCAGATACTTCTTACCTTTTAAATCAATTAAATGTTCATTTGGGTTAAACATATTTATCCTCCTTATAATTAAGGATTAAAGGCGATTGCATACCGGTTCGGATTTAGCGACCTCGGCAAAGGCCTTTATCCTAAGAATTAGCACTCAATTTCAAATATGGGATCACGTTCTTGCACTGTTATTCCTTGCACTATTTGACCTGTTTCTTTGTCTACTGCGTACTTCCCATCTGCTACCAGGTCTTTTTTCAGTTCCGACCACTTAACCGACTTTTTAACTTGTATGAAATCTTGATAGTTGTGAGATTCCATGTATCTTAATAATTCTTCTTCATCCCTTACAAACTCAGGAGCAGGTTTTTTAAGTTTTAATGTGCCGGATGGTAATCTGTAAGTTTCTTGTGTTTTAGTCTCTTTATGTGGTACTTCGTTGAAATATCTTTGTAGCTGTGATTCAAGGTAAGATGTTCTTTTGTTGTGTTGTTCTGTAAGCTTTTCAATCTTTGCTTGATACTCATTTATCATGTTTTCACATACACTTATCATTCTTTGGGTTTCTGCTCTGTCCTCTGATATTCTTTTTAATGTCCATTCGGCCTTAAAATCGTCACTTACTATAAAAGGTACATTCTCCTGTGCTAAACTATCTATCAATTGAAATGCTAAATTATCCATATTGTTATTACTCCTTTCATGTGATAAAATTAAATTACGAAATATTTTTTAATCTTCGAATGGTTGTTTATCAGAACTCCATTCGATTTTCTTTATTGGTCCTGTGATACCGTAGAACATTTCTAATTCTTCTTTAGTAGGCTCATAGTTTGGTGATGTTGGACTATTGCCCCAGTTATCTTCTGGCCCCATACTATACCCCCTTTGCTATTCTTATTGCTATTGGCAACCGATCTAAAATGTATTGTCTTGTTGTTTTTACTCCTAACCTTATGTTGTTTGCTTTAATGTCCTTATCCATGATGCTGTAAATCCTCTTTTGTTCTTTTATTGTCAAGTTTTTTAGCATTTGTTTCTCCTTTCGAGTTTAGATAAGCTATAATTTCTTCTGTGGTTTTAGTACCTTCTTGACCTACTATTTTTAAAAAAATTGGTGGTAATGGTTTCATTTTAGTACCTCCTGTATTGATACTTTGTAGAGTGCTGCGAGTTTACTTGCTAATAACGGTCTTGGCTTTTGTTTTCCTTCTTCGATTTTATAAATAGTGCTTTCTGATACTCCGGTTATTAAAGCTACATCTTTTATTGAATATCCTGCTTTTATCCTTAGTTCTTTCAAATCACTCACCTTTCTTTTCCAGTAAACTTTTTGATTATTTTTTCATATAATATTTATGAAGCTTTTATTTTGTGAACATTTTGGTTACTGACAGGGTTAAAAAAAAGTTCTTCCATTTGTACACTATAAAAATCTGCAAGTACCTGTGCTTCATATATTGAAAAATTACGTTTACCGTTTTCTTTTCTACCGTATGCTTGTGCAGTTATCCCTAGTAGATCGGATATTTCATTTTGAGTAAAATTATTGTTCTCTCGCAATGTTTTTATCCGTTCAATGTTGTAGATTTTAGACATTTGTTACCTCCTTCCGTAACCGTTTTGATTACTATACTATTATTATAATAACCAATTCGGTTATTGTCAATACATAAAATAAAAATATTTTTAAAATTTTTAACCGTTTTGGTTATTTGCTTTAAAAGTAACCGTAATGTGGTTATAATTATAATGTTGGAGGGGTTTATTATGAAATTTGGTGAAAGATTGAAATCTGAACGAATTAAAAAAGGGTTTACTCAAGAAGAATTAGGGAATATAGTTAACAAATCTAAAAATAATATTTCTCAATATGAAAGAGGAATTCGAGAACCCGATCTAAATATATTGAGAAGATTCTCTGAAATATTTGATTGTACGCTAGATTACTTACTAGGTAATACTGATAATCCTAAAACTATTAAGATTGATGATATCCCAGAACAATTAAAAAATTTAGGGGTAGAATACTACACAGTAATAAAAGATGCGAAAGAAAAAGGAATCTCACCTGATGATCTAAATAAAATCATTAAAGCTATAGAAGCTATAAAATAAAGTCAAGATTTATATATTCTATACCGTTAATGCTAATTTTTTCTATGTATGTTACTCCTAAATTTATATACATTTATATGCCCCCTCATTTGTAAATATAGAACACATGTTCTATAGGTGTATTAAATTATACCACAAATTATGGCAGGAACAAGTATTTTTTTATTACAAAATTTTGTAAATCATGGTTTACACTCCCTTATTAATACAATAACCGCCATCTATTAAAGATAACGGTTATAACATACTTGTTCGATTATTGTAACAAATAAAATAAGGTACTTCAAACAATAAAAGCCTTGGAAATTCGACTTTTCAAGGACTTTTGTTAATATCGTTAATACCAATATGTTTAGTTATGTTAACTAATTTTAAAGTGATACAAGAATTTTTGTAAATAGTTTCCACAAAAGAATATGTTCGATTTATGTCGACAAACTCCAAAAAAATATTTCGTGAGGTATACTAATGAAAGCTGCTTTATATGTAAGAGTTAGTACAGAAGAACAAGCAACTCAAGGATTTTCTATTTCTGCCCAAATTAATCAATTAACTGAATATTGTGATAAAAATGATATCGGAATATATAAAGTGTATTCAGATGAAGGAATAACAGGACAAATAGAAGCAAGACCGGAGTTTCAAAAGATGATTCAAGATGCTCCGAAGAAACTGTTTGACATTATATTAGTGCATAAATTTGATAGATTTGCACGTAAAGTTGAACTTAGTCAAAGATTAAAGACGCAACTTAGAAAATCCGGTGTTAATGTTGTATCTATGACTGAGCCTATAGAAAACAGTCCTATTGGATTTTTCCAAGAAGGTATTTTAGAACTTTTAGCGGAGTATTATGTTAGAAATCTATCAGCGGAAGTTAAAAAAGGGCAAGGTGAAAAAATTAGACAAGGATTTGCAGTTAATATGATGCCTTATGGATATAAAAATATAAGTGGCAAAGTTGAAATTGTAGAGGATCAGGCTAATATAGTAAAAAATATATATGAGATGTATAACTCTGGAACTGGAACCGTACATATTGCAAATTACCTTAATAATAATGATATCCCTACAATGAAGCCTGGAGGAAGTTGGAACAGTAGCCAGATAAATTACATATTAAATAACGAAACTTATACTGGATCATTAAAATGGGCCGGAGAAATATATAAAAATTCTTTTGATGCAATAATACCGGAAGATTATTTTATTAAGACTCAAAATATAATAGGTAGTAAAAAACAAAAAACAGCTTATAGGAATAAACACTATAATAATTATCTTCTTTTGGGATTGGCGAAGTGCGGTATATGTAATAACCCAATGAGAATCAGCAAAATGGTGTCATTTGGTGGCAAAGGCAGTAAAACATATTATATGTATACTTGTCGCAGAGCTAGGTATAAAAAAGACGATTGTACGCATTCAAAACTATACCAACATGATAAACTTGAACAACATATACTTGATGAACTTCGTAAAATACTTGTTTCAACAGATATTGCAATTAATGTAGTAGACACAAAGATTAACGAAATAACAACATTTGTAAAAAATAAAAAACTAAAGCTGCAAAATGAATTAGAGCGATCAAAAAGGGCCTATCTTTCAAATGTATTTTCTTTAGAAGAATATGCAGAAATAAAAACAAGATTAGAAAAGGAATTAAGCGAAATCCAATCGGACGAAAATATTAATGAAGAAGAACGGCAAAAAGAAAATGCAAAACAAATAAAAATAAAAATAATGAATACATGGGATAAATTAAATAGTACAGAAGATGTTCAGATAAAAAAGGCACTATTACAAGAATTTATACAGAGCATATTTATAACACCGGAAAAGATAGATATGTACTTCTATCAATAGCATACCTATTTTTATTAGCATTCCTAAATAACTAACAAGCCTGCTTGTTAAACTAAAAAGGTATGCTTTTCACATAATAATTACCAATTTACATATACTAAAATTGAGGTGATTTTATGTTATATAAAAAAGGTGATATAGTTTTTTATAAGAAGTATGTCGGTAGAATAGTTACCATTTATGATTATAATAAGTCTTACGGTGTTGAGTTGGCTTATTACAGAGGGCAATACAATATAATAAAGCAAATAGATCAGAATTTATTGCAAAAAAATGAGCAGCTTACCTTAATTTAAGGAGCTGCTTCTTCTTTCCACGGTAACTTTCTTGTAAAATACCAATGTTCACGGTTATATTTAAACGGATATAATAAATAAGGTAATCCAACCATTGTGGAACCGTCACATATTAAATGTATCAATGCACCAATTCCAATTCCTAATCCAAAAATCAAATTTATATAAATCCCTAAACATGAAAATAACAATAATCCGATAATTGAATGAGTGTATTTTCTATGAGCATTTTTTCCAAGT